AACGGAGAGATTCACCTTTTCGATATGAGAACCAAGAGGATCTACATTGGTCTGTTGGATAAGATTGTCGCATTCTGTGAATCGGCAGGATACACTTACTCGTTTGAAAATAATAAGTTTTACGGACTTCCCTTTGAGGTGAATGAATTCGTGAGCAAAGGTGGTGTCAAGGATTACATGAATGCCATCACACACCTTGAACCCAGAGAGTATCAGATCGATGCAGTTTATGATGCTCTGAGGTACAATAGAAAACTTCTCATCTCACCCACTGCCTCTGGTAAGTCTTTCATGATTTACACACTGGTGAGATACTTTGTTGCAAGAAAGCAAAAGATTCTTTTGGTGGTTCCCACAACTTCTCTTGTGGAACAGATGTATAAGGACTTCGAGTCTTATGGTTGGGATCCATCACAACACTGCCATCGCATCTATGCTGGACGTGAGAAGACCAATGTCAATGAAGTGACCATCACAACTTGGCAATCCATCTATAACTTGGATCGATCTTTCTTCGAAGAGTATAACGTCATCATTGGTGACGAAGCACACTTGTTCAAGAGTAAGTCTTTGATTGGTGTGATGACAAAGTTACACCATGCGAAATACAGGTTTGGTTTCACAGGAACACTTGACGGAACTCAAACACACAAATGGGTTCTGGAAGGACTCTTTGGTCCATCTTACAAAGTCACTCAAACCAAGAAACTCATTGATGAGGGACACCTTGCCACTCTGGATATTCAGTGTGTGGTTCTGAAACACAAACCCAAGAAGTTTGACACATATGAAGATGAGATTCAATATCTGATTGGTCATGAAAGAAGAAACAGATTCCTAACTAATTTGACTTGTGACCTAAAAGGTAATACCCTTCTACTCTTTACAAGAGTAGAGTCCCACGGGGACATTCTTTTCGATCTGATAAATAAAAAGGTAAAGGAAGGACGTAAAGTCTTTTATATCCATGGTGGTGTAGCCACCGATGAGAGAGAAGAAGTTAGAAGAATTACCGAAGAGGAGAAGGATGCAATTATCGTAGCATCTTTCGGAACATTCTCCACTGGTATCAATATCAAAAATCTTCATAACGTAATCTTTGCTTCTCCTTCGAAATCAAGAATTCGTAATCTTCAGAGCATAGGAAGAGTTCTGAGAAAGGGTAAGGATAAAGTCAAAGCAAGACTCTATGATATCGCTGATGACATTACTCTCAACTCAAGAAAGAACTACACTCTGAATCACTTCATAGAAAGAATTAAAATCTATGTTTCTGAAAACTTTAACTATGAGATTGTTACAGTAGACCTAAAAGAATAAGGAGGTAAATATGATCGAAGATGACTTCTTTGCCACAATCAAACTCAAATGTGGTGATGAAATCTTCTGTAAAGTAGCAGCATCTGAAGAAGAGGATAGAACCATGTTATTGGTTTCTAATCCTATTGTTGTAGAGGAGATGAAAACCAGAGGAACTACCACTGGTTATAAACTAGAACCCTGGTTGAAGACTTCTACTGAAGATTTGTTTCTAATTAATCTTGATGATGTTCTTACCATGTCTGAATCAGATGATATTCAGATGATCATGATGTATCAGGATTACATTAGAAAGGCTAATAAGTCTAACTATTCTAAGTTGGATAGAAAGATGGGTTATCTTGGGAATGTTCAAGATACCAAAGAGATTCTAGAGAAGATCTTCAAGATGCCCTCTAAAGGGCCTTAAAGGCAATCGCTAAACCCATCTGAAAGTGTGACAAACCTATTCTATCAATCTCAGAGACTTTTGTTAAGTACTTCCATTCCTGATAGAATAAGAACAATATGAATCACATTATGAATGTCAATTACAAAGAAATACAAGATCATGGCAAGACCAAAAGCCAAAGAACACTACGTCAATAACAAAGACTTTCTGGATGCCATTGAAATCTACTTTGCAGAGGTCAAGAGAGCAGAGGCAGCAGGGAACCCCAAACCTCCCATTCCCCGTTACATCGGTGACTGTTTCCTGAAGATGGCCAATCGTCTGTCTTATAAACCTAACTTTGTCAATTACATGTTCCGAGAGGACATGATCTGTGACGGAATTGAGAACTGTGTTCGTTACATGCACAACTTCAATTCAGAGAAGTCGAAGAATCCTTTTGCTTACTTTACACAAATCATCTACTACGCCTTCCTGAGACGAATCTCTCAAGAGAAGAAACAACTGGAGATCAAGAACAAGATTCTTGAGAAGACTAACTTCGATGAAGTCTTCGATGCTAATGAGCTTGACGCAGGAAATTATTCAGATTACAATTCCATCAAGGACGCGGTGCACAGTAAGTTGCGTTATTGATGAAAGTTGCCATTATAACTGACACTCATTATGGTGCCAGAAAGAACTCTAAATTATTTCATGATTACTTTGAAGAGTTCTATCAGAACATCTTCTTTCCTACTCTGGATGAGAGAGGAATTCAACATGTGATTCACATGGGAGACTGTTTTGACTCCCGTAAAGGCATTGACTTCTCTGCTCTTCAGTGGTCTAAAAGAGTGGTGTTTGAACCACTGAAGGAAAGAGGCATTGAGATGCACCTGATTGCAGGTAATCATGATGCTTACTACAAGAACACCAATGCTGTTAATAGTGTTGAATTGTTGTTGGGTGAATATGATAATGTCCATGTCTATTCAGAAGCAGCCGAAGCAACTGTTGCTGATCTGAATGTCCTCCTCGTTCCCTGGATTAATAGTGAAAATGAAGCAAGCACTACTAAGATTATTGAAAAGACAAGTTGCAAGTGTGCGTTGGGGCACCTTGAGCTCAACGGATTTAGAGTTAATCGACAGATCGTCATGGACCATGGTCTGGAAAGCTCAATATTTGAGAAGTTCGAAAAGGTCTTTTCAGGTCACTACCATACAAGGTCAACTGACGGACGAATCTTCTACCTAGGTAATCCCTATGAGATGTATTGGACAGATGTGAATGACCTGAGAGGGTTTACCATCTTTGATACAGAAACATTAGAACACGAGTATGTGGATAACCCATATAAGATGTTCTACTCCATTACCTATGATGATACCGATCACCAACTCTTTGATGCATCACCTTATGTGAATAAGATTGTGAAGGTGGTAGTTAAGAACAAATCAAACACTCTGAAGTTTGAAAAGTTTATTGATAAACTCTATTCTGTTGGAGTTGCAGATCTCAAGATTGTTGAGAACTTTGATTTTAGTGGTTGGTATGATAAGGAAACAGATGAAGTAATCCAATCAGAGGATACTCTTTCCATTCTTGATAGATACATTGAAGAATCAGAAACTGAACTGGATAAATCTAGAATTCAGAGTTTGATTAGGGAAATCTATCAAGAGGCATGTGAGTTAGTGTGATGTTCATCATTGCAGTTGATGGCAAGGAAACAGAGGGAGCTTATTCAGTAAAGAATGAAGAGGGAGAGTCTATTCTCTACATCTTTGAGGAACTGGATGATGCGATGAGATATGCCATGCAACTGGAAGAGATTGGATTTCCTGAGATGAATGTATTGGAAGTCGAAGATGAGATCATGATTAAGACGTGCGAAATTCATGATCACTGTTATACTATTATTACTAAGGATGATGTTGTCATTCCGCCTCATAGTCTAGAAGAACATGATTACATTTGAGAAGATCCGATGGAAGAACTTTTTAAGCACTGGAAATCAGTTTAACGAGGTTGAGTTAGATAAGGAATCAACCACTCTCATCATTGGATCTAATGGAGCAGGTAAGTCCACCATTCTTGATGCTCTGTGTTTTTCTCTCTATGGGAAGGCATTTCGTAAGATCAATAAACCACAACTGATCAACACCACCAATGAGAAGGGATGTGTGGTGGAGATTGAGTTTTCTGTGAACTCTACATCTTGGAAAGTGGTGAGAGGTATCAAACCCAATGTGTTTGAGATTTACAGAGACGATCAACCACTGGATCAGAATGCATCTGCTGTGGATCAACAGAAGTGGTTGGAACAAACCGTTCTGAAGATGAACTACAAGTCATTTACTCAGATTGTAATCCTGGGTAGTAGTTCCTTTGTGCCTTTCATGCAACTCCCTGTCAACTCCCGTAGAGAGGTGGTAGAGGACCTTCTAGACATTCGTATCTTCTCTTCTATGAATGTCCTCATCAAGGATAAGATTCGTTCCTTGAAAGAAGAGATGAGAACTCTGGATCTCAAGAAAGAGAATCTCAAAGATAAGGTTGAGATGCAGAAGAACTTTATTGAGGAGTTGGAGAAGAGAGGTAAAGCAAACATCACTCAGAAGA